CGGGCGTGATATCAGTAATCGCGCCGTCATCATCCATCGCGTAGGCTTTCGCCGCGGTGCCGAACACGAGCCATCGATTATTGGTGTTGTCGGTCCAGGTAGCGGCGCCTCGAGCGATGCCAGCAAACGTGCCGGTCTGGAATTGTGACCAACCACCGACAGGTTGCATCGCGCCATCACGCCAGCGCACGAGAGAGCCGTCACGCCACCGGCCTTTGCTTTGGTATTCGGTTCCCTGCGCGTAGAGGCCAGGAGGAAGCTGTAAAGTCAGGAGCGCCATCAGTGCTGCACCAGATCGTAATATGTGAGGACCATGAGAGCCTCGAGGTTTACCGCGAGCTCGTGCTGCTCGAGGAGCTCCGGGTCGATGACCGGCAACCTGAGATCGACGGAACCAGCCGCGAGCTCGTCCGCTATCTCTTGCTGATCGACCTTCAAGAGATCTTCGATTCTTTCACGCTTGAGCTCGAGCGCTTTGTCCAGGGTCACCACCGCTTTCGCAATCGAGACGGCCAAAGGAATCGGCATCGGGGCACTGCGAGGATCGACCAGGTTTTTGTAGCTCTGCGCTACTTTAGAGAGGTGCTGCACGTGGACCTCGGTCGTCATCGCACCGCCTACGCCGAGGAGCTGTTCGTAATTAACCCTAAAGTCGCGAGACCAGTGAGGAGACTAGCAAGCGCCACGTTCGCATCTCGGCTGCCCGAGACCGTAGGCTTGGCCGCGGGAGTCGTGTTGTAGAACCCGACGTTGCTGCCTTTATGCTCGAGGTTGCCGCCTACAATCACTGCATCCTCGAGATCGAGAGAGCCGCCTGTAATGAACGTGGCGGCTGCGCTGCCACCAATTGATAGCACCACTCGAGCGCTCGGGCTCGCGGTATAGGACAACCCGGTCGTCGTGCCGCTTGAGAATCGCATCGAGGGCGATCCAGCAGAGCCGTCACCGACCGTCAATGTCGCGATCGTGCCCAAACTCGTAAGGCTCGAGGACACCACGTTGGAGGCCAAAGTCGTGCCCGTCAGATCTGCTGCCGCTAACGCGCTCAAGGTTGAGACCGAGCCGAGTCCAAGCGTAGTCCTGGCGGCTGCCGCATTCGCGTCATCGACGAGTGACGCGCCAAACGTCGAAATCGTGGTTGAGTCAGGCACCGTCAGGGTCTTGATCCCCGTCAGACTCGTGACCTCAGAGTCCATCAGAGCTCCGGCTGCCGCGACCGTTGTCGCGTCAGTTATGTCCGCGTCAGTAGATATGGTGTTCAGTTTTACACCGTCTGCCGCGATGTCCCGGCCATCGACCGTACCGCCCACCGTGATATTGCCTGTCACCGCCAGGCTCGCGGGTGATACAGCGCCCATCGAGACGGCTGTGCCCGAAGACCCAAAAATCGCATCGAGCGCATCGAGCCCTGCATTGATTGTCGTTCCCCAGGTGCCCGATGATGCACCTACGGTCGGCTTAGTAATCGAGAGGTTGGTAGTGGTCGCCATTATCCGAAGCTCCTGGGCATCGAGCGTGGTGTCGTTCCATACGCTTCACGAGTTCCGCTGACCCGGAGCTCCTGGAGCGCTTGTTGTGTCTTCTGTAGGTATTGCACCGAACGGGCGTCATCTTGAGCCCAAGCGTAGCTCTCGCTGATCGCAGCGTAGAGGTAGACATCCGGCGCGATATCGAGCAGCCAATTTGTGGCGTTCGACGCGAGAGGTGGCAGCGATTGCGTGTATACCAGCAGCCCGGTGTACGCCTGGTCAGGCGCAGCGCAGAACTCAAACGAGGTTCCCACGACCGAGACAAAAGTCGGCTTGCCGGTGGCGCTCAAGATCTCGCGTTGCTCGTCTATCTCCTGGGGGCTCACAATGATGAGCGGCTGATTTACCGTTCCGCTGATCGAGATCCGGTTGAGCGACCAGAAGTCGCTGGGCACCGTCTCGTACTGACTATCGATCGTGAAGCTGTCGTTCCGAGCAATCCGGCGAGGGTGCTGCACCACACGATTGAGCTTGGCTTCCGCGAGATCGATCGCCATCGCGGCTACGCCCTCGTCCGCCACGTCGGTGCGGTTCATGTGATCCTCGAGTGCGTTTTTCAGACTCGAGTATGAATTGATAATCGCTGGGTTAGCCATCGACGGTCTCCTTCTCTAGAGCTGCGTCCCACAGCCCAGCCTCCAGGGCCGCCCGTTCATCGACAGCATCCTGCATCCCGAATGCGTAGTCCCCGATATGCGTGATTTCCCAGCTCAGGCCCTTATCGACCATGATCGGGATATCGGCGCGGAGAATGCGCGAACAGAAAAACACGTCTTCACCAACGAAGCGCTGCTTGTCCTCGAACCACGGCTGACCGAACCAGGGGAACTCGATTTTGGTGAAGACATCAGCTTGCAGCATCAAGAAACCGGTCCCGACCGTCTCCACCTGGTGGAGCCCGTCTTCGCCCGGCTCAGGCCACAATGTGTCATAGGCTTCACCTTCGCCTTTGATTTGGGCTGTAACCCGAATCGGACGGCGACGGCCAGCGCAGTTTGCGCCGACCACTGGAACATCCCACTGCATCAATCGCTCGGCAGCATAAGGCGGGAACCCCATGTCACTATCGACATAAAGGATGTGGGTGCAACCCGCCTCAAGCAGCTCCTTCGCTGCTGCCTGTCGGGCTTCCGCCAACACCGTCCCCCCGTGGTGGTTCAGCACCACCTGGTCGCGCACAACAGCAGTCTGGTACGCGCACATCTGCGTCAAATCGAGCGCTGTCCTGGTGTGCATCCTATCGTGCGCCACTAGCGCGACACCGAGCACTCGATCACTCATAGCTTCACCGGCCTCGTGAGAAAGAATCTGTTGTCGGGGTCGTTGATCCACTTCTTGACCGCTTTCCTGTCCTTCCCGTTGCCTGTCTTCTTCATCACGTCATGCCAGAGCGCGATTGGAATGCTACCGATCCGGTGCATATCGCCCTGCCAGCCAGCTCGCTCGTCTGTCGCCGCGTACTTGCGCTTATTGTCTTCGATTATCGGACGCCAATCCTCCACCGTCTCGATGCCGAATTGCTGCTCCTCGTGGTTATACCACACCCACTGCATCCGCTTCGCGAGCGGATCGTACTCGAGTCTTTTGTGACGCTTCCAAGCCATCAGTGATGTCTCTTAGTTGGAGCTCAGGGGGCAGGGCCAGAGGCCCCACCCCCGTCACTCATTGTGTTACTTCTGCTTATGAGGTCGTTAGATCTGCGACGACTCCATGAGCATCCTCTTGGTCTACCTGTAGACCCATCTCTGCCAAGGCGAGGAACTTTGTCGCATCGCCGGTACGGGCCAATTCTGAAGCCTGGAACGGTCTCAGAACCCTGGTCCTCATACGGTCAGGATCGAGCAGGTACGCAAGCGAAGCCTCCGAGAATCTACTGGGGGTCATTGCAAGCGTTCCCCAGTCGGATAGATACAGATCGGCGGCCCCAATTACAGTCGTGGGGCTATCCGATGGCGCCATGTAGCGCTGCTGGGCGATACCAGCGAACGCACTCGCCGCTTGCTTGTTGAATGAACCAACTACACACATGGTCGGCTCGGCCCCTGCGTCATAGCAGAGCTTGAGCGCTGCTTTCAGCAGCGTCTCGGTAAAGGCACGAGCTGTCCCGGCGCCACGGGCGCCTGTCGGTGTGCTGACCCAGGACGGATGAGATCCGCCCGAGTGCTTGTCCGCGTTGGTCTTAATCCACGCGCCCAAGCCACCTGTTTCACGCGCAGTGCCGGACGAGCCAGCGACCGCCGCGTTGTTAGCACAGATGTTCATCTCCACGTCCCGCTTCAACTCTTTCATTACTCGAGTGAGCTGGAAAGCAGTTTCGGCGCCACGACCAGCTTTACTCACCGAATCGTTCGTTCCCGATACGATGAAATCTTTCGAGCTGATCGAGCAATAGTTGCCTAGACGTGTGGTCGTGTTGGCAGCCGAGAAGGTCGTGACCTCAAACCCCTCGTCTTGGTGGTTCTGTGAAGCGGCATCGAGTGCAAACGATTGCCACTCAAAGAATGTGTTCTCGGCAGGAGCGCTGCCGATGGATGAATACACGGGAGTCTCAGTCGGAGAAATATCCGAAATCAAATCACTGAGATCCTCGCGTATACCAATCGTCGAGTACGTCTCGAACGTATTGGTTTTCGGATTATCAGTTGCCACAATTCCCTACTTTGTTATGCCCATCATCTCTGCGATCAGAGGAGCCGCGTCCTCTATGCGGCCTGACTTTTTGAGACGAGTGCGCTGTTGACGTTGACGGCGAGACCGTGTGTCGCGGCCTTTTTTGCCGTTCAGATTAGGTGCAGCAGTCTTGGCCTTGGATGCGTCACGCGCCTTGACCTTGCCGGAGTTGAGCAGGTTTCGGTAGCGCATCGCGTCTCGCAGGACTAGCACAAAGCGGTGGTCGTGCAGACTGCCGAGCTCCTCCTCGGACAGTCCCATCGCCATTCCGTATTGTGCGATTTCCTGGGCCTCAGTTGCTGCTGTTTTTTGGTCTTTCCACTCGGGCAGCTTCTCGAAGAGCTTGTTCTGCTGGTTAGCTCTCCATGCTTCGCTGCGCTGCCGGAGCTCGGCCTCTCGTTCGGAGGCTACACGATGCTGCTCGGCGTGTACCGCTTGGAGCTGCTCGCGCTGTTTGGTCCACTGGTCTTTAGCCCAGAGGTACTCGTTTCGGTCAACGAACTGCGTCGGGTCGGGTTCTGGACCAGCCGCTTGGTTCAGTAACTGAGCGAGTTGGGGCAACGCCGCCAGGTATTCCTCGCGCTGCTGCGTGAGCTCGGCCTTGAGAGGCTCGAGCTCGTTGCGCTGCTGGAGTAATGCCTGGTTCCGCTGCGTAAACGTCTTCCCGAGCTGAAGAAGCCGAATTGCCTCATCGCGGTCCTGGACCATGTACTCGACGCCATCTGCAACAATTGCAATAGGCGCAAAGTCAGGGGTATCAGTTTGCGATGCGGGTTCGCCCTCCTCGTCCTCGAGGAATTCGTCTTCGTGCTCGGACTCGTATGAGTCCGCTTCTTGCTGTTCCTCGTAATCTTCAACTAGATCCTCGGAAGGTGCCTCAACCTCCTGCGCGTCTTCGGTAGCAGGAGTCAGCATGGCGGCGAGCCGCTCTTCAACGCTGGGGGCACGCCCTTCTTGGGTGGTGCTCATCAATCGCCTCGGTTATGTGCTTCCATGATTCCGCTATCACGCAAGCGTTTCATCTCGACCTCGGCCTCCCCCAGGCTTTGGTATCTATGCCACAAGAGCTCGCGCTCCTGGGAGCTGCCCTCCAGCGCCCATAAATCCTTCAGACGCTGACGAGCAACCTGCATTACCTCGAGCCAGAGATCCGACTCGAGGACACGTTTCGCTTCTGCCGCAAGATTAGCCATTGGACATCAGCTTGTTTTGTTCGATCGATGCCTTGAGCTGGGCCATGTCCAACTTGACCCCGAGCTCGGCTGCCTTGATGTGGATGTCCGCCAGGAACTTGTCTCTCTCGAGCTCGAGCTTGGCCGTATCGACCATCATATCGGCTTGAATCTTCTGACCCTCGATCTGCGCGAGCATCTGAGCCGCGTCCGGTTCAGGCGGCGGCGGTGGTGGCTGCTTGAAGTCCAAGGGAAGCGGATTGAAGAAACTCGAGGTGTCCTTCACCCCAGCGTTCTCGAGCAGCTTCCCGAGCGTATGTCTGAGTTGGCCGAGCCCAACGAGCGGGTTGTTTGGACCCATCGTGGTCAGGATCTCGCGCTGGGAAGCGAGAACCTCACGCATGACCGCCACCCTCTCGTCCGCTAGGCCGTTCCCCAGCCCGACGTTGACGGTGCAATCCATCGATGAGTTCCAACTCGAGGGATCGATCTGAACAAACTCGTTGTTTAAGCGAGCGATCTCTTTTTTGTCCGCGTTCCTGACGACCAAGCGGAGCAGCCCCTTAAACAGGCGCGTGAATCCGCTCTCGGCGTACAACCTGGAGATGAGCTCGAGACGTTGCGTAGCTGCCTGGACCTGAGCTTGGACCGCGGCCCTGGTGGTCGATTGGAGCTCGTCGCCGGACATCGCGAGATTGTGAGCTCCGACCCGGCGATCTTTCTCCTGC